TATTTTTATTTTTATTTTTATTTACAACTATTTCACAGTGATTTTACTTATATTTTTAATTAAAATAATTAAGAATACTATATTATTGAAAACGGTCGACAAGGTAAATGTTGGTTTATTCAGTATAATCACTGAATAAATATCATAAATACTACTACTATTCTGTTATAGAAAATAATTAGAATGGAAAAGTTGTGTATTGTACTTTACTATGATTTACATTATTTTTTAAATATTTTACTTAAAAAATACGTATCTATGCGATTGGTACATAATCATGTTTCTACATTTATTTTTTATTAAAAATACAATACATATACGTAAGTACATACAGAAAATAAAAAAATGGTTGACGATGTAAAATCAAATCTATTATAAATAATAAAAAAATTAATTATAAAAAAATAAATATAATATATAGATATGTCAACTACAACACAAACCGAATCTTCTACAGAAGATAACAAATATATTTATTTTACTAACGAGAAACAAGACGGACACGTTATTGTTGGTACAGATGATCCATCACGTGAAATTATTATGTTACATGAAGTACAGAATAATTCTCATTCTAAAAAAGATGTAGATGATACAAAAAAAGATGTTGATGATACAAAAAAAGATGTAAATGATACAAAAAAAGATGTAGATGATACAAAAAAAGCTACTCCATTATCAGAAATTTATCAATTAACACAAGATAATCAAGAAATATCACCAGTACCTCAATCGGTAAGTCCAGTTCAGTCTGAGTTTGCAAGTCCTTCAGTAACTCAATCTGTAACTCAATCTGTAAGTCCTATTGTACCACCAACTTCACCAACTATTTTATCTACGGCAGGGTTATACTCTGAATTTTTATCAACATCGTCAAGTACTTTTCACGTCGACTCAACAGGTAATGTAGATATACAAGGCGACCTAACTGTAGATGGATATTCAATGTTTCAAAATGGATCAAGCGTATCAGGTGGGTTATTAGTAAATGATACATTATATACATCTACTATCCAATCCACCAGTCCAATGTTGATTACTACACCATTATTACAAATTTATAAATTAGTAGAAGGTTCCGATTGTGTATTAGATGTATCTGGTAATTCTACATTTAATGGTTCTATTGTGGCACATCACATTACCGATAATGGAATCACTCAATTAAAAAAAGTGATAGTACAAGAGTCTGTATATACACCTGAATTACACGTTGGATTGTTATGGATTCATTCATTGGGTATTATGAAACAAAATCCAACGTATCTTACTTCTGTACGAGGTATCATTACAGAACAAAATTTATTTTCAATTATGGATAAACAAACCAATGAAATGATAACGGTATTACCACGTACCATTACTCATATTTATATCCCTTCACAAGTCGGAAGTATTTATTTATGTACATCTACCATAACGCCAATTGTATTAACCTATATGAAAGGTGTTGAATTACAACCCGGTGAATACGATATGTATGTATTAGATAATTTTATATCTATTTAAAGACATCACTGGTATATAGATCTGGTTTCTCTCTAGATCACACTACATCATCAGAGGATGAAACCAGAAGTGATGTAGTGTATAGGTATCTATCTCGGTGTAGCTCAATTGGTAGAGCGGAGGATTGTAGTTGGAATGTGCAAATGTCCTTAGGTCGCTGGTTCGATTCCGGTCATCGAGATTTTTTTATAGTATACAATTCGTATACTATAACATAAGAACAATTCATTAGTATAGTGAATAATACGTACGTAAGATTTCATAAAAAATAACTACTACATAAATTGAACATCTGTTGTATTGGGTAATGAAGCATATTGTTTATATAATTTGGTTAAGAAAAAATTAGAATGAATGTTTTTATACAATACTTCATGAAACGTTGACATGACCTCTTCCGTATGTTCTTTACCAGTCACCAATTCATCAAATACAATTTTAGCAAGTAATGATAAACTCTTGAATGCAGGTGTTTTTTTAAATACAGAACACTCCTCTTTTGACCCTTTAATTGTTAATCGTACCATTTCATATGGTTCAACTTGTAATTGATAGGAATATGCTTGTTGAACCGTAATGTACTCAATTCGTTTGATAGCGACTTTTAACGCAATTTCTTTTTGAAGAAGCGTTTGATTTGTCCACGTACAATGAAGAATGGTTTTATGATGAGATTCACCAAACGCTTGTTGCATCGGAGTACCAGTATAATACAAATTAGGTTGAACTCGTTGTTTATCATGAATATGTCCACTACATAACAATGGATAATGAGGTAACCAGTCTTCTACTTGTTCAGCAACCACCGCACCCATTTTTACACCATTTAACGTTTGATGTCCGAAAATCATATGTGCCTTTTCCCAATCGGGAACCGTTTGTAACGCCTCTACCATTCGACCATCGGGTACATATGGACACGCAATAAATCGATACGATTCTACAGTGAAATCAACTACCCGATCAACAATATAAATATTATTCCATTTCGAAAAGGGTGTCATCCAATGCTGTGATGTTAAAAATTGACTATTTGAAATATAATCATGATTTCCAACCAATACATAGGTTGGACAATGACGTGAACACATGGTGAATAATTCTTCTGCATAATGTAAACAACTGGTATGAATACGTTCATGAGTATGAAGAATATCACCTAATAAGACAACAAAATGAGGTTGATGTATAGTAATTTCATGATTTATTTTTTGAATAAGAATTTGTATATCGGGTAAATTATCTAATTTGATATGAACATCACCAATCACAAGATAGTTCATTTTGTATTTATAAAATATAATGGAGTAGCATTTGTTTTTCATTTTTTCAGAAAAACAATGAAAATTACCCTTTTAAGAGTATAATGGAATGTAAATGCCAGTGAAACGGTTCAGGATAGAAAAAGTTCCTCTGGATTATATACCATTAGATCACCATCCAAATTTTCCAGCGTATCCTGTATTATATTTAGAATTAGTAGAAAATAAAGAAAAAGTAATACCTGGATTAAAACATAAAACACAACATCCGATTTTCTTACAACAACTGAATTCGGAATCTGGTATTCCTACCACGATTCATTCTCATCAACCCATGGATACACGAAACGAATTCTTTAATGAAAAAGACATTCGCTCTCGTTTACATGAACGATTAAAAAAACCAGATCAGTCACGAAAACCACCGATTGAACAAGATCGTCAAAGTGTGAGAGATCGCACCATAGAAAAACAACGTGAAGAAGACCGTGTACTCGAATTATCAAGAGCTCGAGAAAGGGAACGAGATCGATCTCGTGAAGTTGCTTCTATGCGAACAATAGATAAAAATAGAGGAGACATGATACCATCTACCGAACATTATCATCCATCTGTACCTTCCACAAGTCCACGTTTTGTATCACAATCCTCTGTTCCTCAATCTACTATTCCAACCTATTCACAACAATATGAACCACAATTTATACCACATTCATCTGGTGTTGTTCCAATTCAACAAGCATCATCCTCTTCTCATGAAGAAAACGCTATCCGTACGGTATTAGGTCCATCTACTACTGATTCACGTGGTATAGCACCAACTTATTCTGCCCCCATTCCATCTACCATTATGCCTATTGCAGCAGCAGCTGTTGCCGTTTCTTCGTTACCACCTAGTTTATCCGAAATTAACAGTCAATCGACAGGTCCTATTAAGAATTTGCAATATACTTCATCTGAAGAAGAATCAAATCGTAAACGAGAATTATTGTTTCGTTTTGATATCTTGAAAAAATCATATAAAGAAGCAGTATTACCTGAATTTACCGAGTTTACTGATATCAAAACACTAGAAAATACATATGAAGATACCGTGCGTAAAGTTGGATTAGATTCAAAAGTAGAAGGATATAAAAAATTTTTAACCATGGGATTCTTTGGTATTGAGTTTTTGTTTACTAATTTACTCAAGGTAGATATGTCTGGTTTTGCAAAACAACAATTATCCACGATGAATTCTTATGAACGTATTTTAATTGAGTTAGGTGAAAAAGCCATGTTGGATAAATCAAAGTCACAATGGCCTGCAGAAATTCGATTAATGTTTACGATTTTAATGAATGCTGTTATCTTTTTATTAATGAAAAACGTCTTGGGTGGTGGGATGAGTAGTATTTTGGGTTCCATGGGTGGTTCATCACAACCGACCGGTTCATCTTCGAATGATGGTATGGGAATGATGTCGGGGATTATGAGTATGATGTCAGGATTAGGAGGAGGTGGAAATAATTCAACTTCAGTCATGCCTCCTCCACCTAAACCCAAACAAAAAATGAAGGGTCCCAGTGTTACCTTAGATTAATAGTAGTAGGTTGAATATTAAAATATTTTTTATATAACATAATACATAAAAAATGCACATCTTTTTTACTCTATACTCTATTTATTTGCTATAACAGAATATAGTAGTATTTTATTATATTTATTCAGTATATTCACTGAATAAATCATTATATTAATTAAAATCCTGTTATAGCAAGTTTTGGGGTAAGGCCTTTTCACAAAAGGCCTTGAAAAAATGAAAGAATAAAAGATGAATACCTATGTATAATAAAATGTCATTACGACTTCGTACTAAAAAATTAAGCGATATGGAACCTGTAGAAGAAAAAACAGAGAGTAAACCTATTACATTAGAAGATCAATTTCGTCATTTAAAAGAAAAATACAATCAGTTTGAACAAGATCAGAATGATTGGAAAAATACAATTAAAAAAACCATTCAAGAACAATTTGTAAAGGCATTAGACGAACAAAAAACACTTCAACTTACATTACATAAAACATTTCAAGATCAATGTAAAAAAGAACAAGAGCAATTACTAGAACAAACCGTACGTGATATTGGTGAAAAGGGATTTAGTCTTCCAAAATGGGAAGAAGTAAAGACTCAATTAACACAATCGATTCATCAACATGTAAAAGATATGATTCATACTATGGAAACGGAACAACATCATCACCTACAATGTATCACAGAAGAACGTGATAAGTTACAAACAACTGTACGAGATCTCACTACAGAATTACATACCATACAAGAAGAAAACCGTAGTCTTCAACAACGATGTAACAATGTAGTAGAAGAAAAAAAACAATTACATAATGAACATACTAGTATAAAACATAATGTCTCGCATGCAATTACTGAATTGGACCGTATAAAAATGAAATTACTCGTATCCATTCCAGTAGAAGTACGTACCAAATCATGTTGTTCCAATTGTATCATAAGTTAACATTATGTTTCTTCACCATCTTATCACTCAATTTTATTTGCTATAACAGTTTTTAGTAGTACTTTTATTATTTATTCAGTGAATATACTGAGTACATTCATTGTACCATCATAAAATTCTGTTATCGTAACATTTTTGGTACGGGTTTTTGTGAAAAAGCCGTGTGTTTCTTTTCATAACTCATATGGTTATGAAAAACTATTTTTTCTATTGTAATCAGAAAATAAAAAAATCTAATTCTAATTTAAATCTACGTGAATACATAGAGATGCTTCTTCGTACCCGTAAATATTTAGAATTAGATTCGACGTATCGTAATCGTAAACAATATCCATTACCCAGTGACTTTGCTGTTCCCTTTCATATTAGTGGTTCCTATAATAATTGTATTGAAGCATTTGATCCAGTATGTTGCAGTGCTCCATTTGAACAATCCACCAGTGCTACTACGACCGTTACCTTGACTTCACCAAATACAATGACATTGGTTCCGCTTGTTAGTTCCGCTATTGATAACTTTTATATTAATTATTATATTGGTCTTATTGATGTAAGTGTAACACCTGCATTGATTCAATATTCAAAAATATCGTATTATAAAGGTTCTACTCGTGTTGCAACCACATTAGGTAACCTTACGTTACCACTTGGTACCTATAGTTATGTCATACGCAAACAATTACCGGCTGAAATTCCATATAATACCAACACGGAATTATCCAATATCATACCAATGACATTACTTGTAGCATTTACACCTACACAACTTACCTTACCACCTAGTACTGCCCCCGAAAATGCATATCAAGGTATGACAATTCGACTCATTTCCTTTGCACCATACATGGAAGAATATCAAAACATAGTATCATATGATAGTACTACGTTTACCGTTACAGTATCACGTCCTTTTTCCTCTGTTTTTACATCAAGTGATTATTATGAATTATTACCCTTTAGTAGAGATAATGTACGACCCTTAAAATCACAAGGTTCACAGGTTAATCAAGCAACATCCTATTCAGTACGTCTATGTAGTATTTCTATTCCAAAAATTGTGCGTTCCTATACAGATGTAGCCGGTGTAAAATCAGATGAAATGGCCGTATTACAAGTCGCTAACGGAGGGACCATTGATCAATATCCATATTATTACGTTTGTTTATACTCTGACGTATCACGTGATGCAATTCAACCCTTTTTAAGTAATAATCCCAATTCGAGTTATGCAACCTTTCGTGTGGTAGATGGAAGATGTGATATGTCACCCATTATTAAATTTTTACCAAATGATACGTTTCATATGACGATTATACTACCCAATGGTGAAGTACTATCTTTTATTCAAAAAGATACACAATCTCCTAAAGAACCATTATATCGTCTCCAAATTAGTGCATTATTTGAATTTACACGAATGGATGATAAATAAAAAAAAGTAAAGACATACTATTACATTTATTTCACAACATTTTATCTAGTAAAGTACTAGATAAAAAATAAAAATACGACAACGGCAGGACTCGAACCTACGAAGCAAACGCTAATCGTTATCTACGCTGATAGTAGACGATCTCCTTAACCACTCGGACACGTTGTCATATCGTACTGTTCTACAATAATATTACGTTATCTATTTTTTACATGATCTTTTTTTTACATGATCTTTTTTTATTATTTCGTGTTCGTTTTAATTTTAATTTTGATTTTATATTTTTCTTACCCCACCAACCATACTTATGACCATAACCAAAAAATAAACCATGTTTTTTAAAGTAGCTATGTATTTCATATGCTTTCGTAAAAGCATCTACGATTCGTACATTTGTATGCTCTCTAATAAAAGAATCATTTATATTAAATTTTTCGATTATGATATCATACGTCTCACTAAGTTTGTCAGGATAAGCATTCAAACTATAAAACAAATTATTAATTAATTTAAGTAAACCTTCCGAATCTTCTCCAATACTATATTGTTTTATTATATTATTACGTATTAAATAATCCAAAAGTAACTCTACTCTTTTTTCAAAGTAAGAATATTCTATCAATAAAATAGGTATTGTTTTAGTTACTGCTATTAATTGATTTTCTGGCGTTTCATCTATTGAAGGATGGTCATTTAACATAAATTGTAATGCATACTCGTTATCTAATACAGTAGCTAATATAGGACAATCGTCATAAGTATGTCTTCCTATTTTTCTAGTAAGAAAATCATATTTATGTACTCCAGTTTCCACTAATTTCAAAAGTAATGGTAACGTAATAATATAATCATGATGACTTTTTATACCATGTAACACAGTAGATAATGCATTATCAGTATCTGTAGAACGACGATTATAAACAACAACTTGATTTAATGTATCAACATCAACACCATTTTTAATTGCTATCATTGCGTTAGAAACATAATTTTCAGTTGAATAGCCAGAAAAATGAGTACAATTTGTGATTATAAGTTGTAACAATTGAGTATTTTCAACAAGACTTAATTTTGACTCTTGTAATTTATTAATGACTTTTAATGCATAGTTACTTAATGCAATTCTACTACCTTCTATGCTTTTGTGTGCAGTCAATGCAATTTTTGCTAACGTAACCATCGATGATTCCTTTTCTCTAGCTTTAAAACCAGAAGCATGAGTATTAAGTATAGTTAGCGCATTATTCATCATTCTATTTGCTACGTAAACTTGGCTTGCACCTTTAATAGCACCTTTAACACCTATATCATATGGAGCTACTATAGGTAGCTCCGAAGCATATGTTAATTCTTGTAAATTAAGTGCCATTTTATATATATATTTATATATATTTATATATATAATTATATTTTTTTATTTTATTTTGTATATTTTTTACAAAATGCAACAAATTTCTTCCATTTTTTCGTACTAGCTTTGTCTGGGTTCTGTAAGACATAATTAATATAATCCATCATCCGTGGCGATGGCATTGCTTCATTACAAAAATCAATAAAACGATATTCACTATATTTACCTGGTGCCGAACAACAATCCTGACAAAATGACGTATAAGGACCCATATATATTTCATTACATAATTGACAGGTTTTATCTGACCATCCAAAAATGGTTCGCATCACGTCCTCTGATGGTCGTATTTGATCAAAACGAATCGGACTGGAACTTCGTAATGATAACCGTTCAAATGAAATACAACGAGACAAGGCAACATAAATTAATGATGGTGGATAGTGATATGGTAGCGTAATTGCACACGATTCCAATGACATGCCTTGTGATTTATGAATGGTTAATCCCCACGCTAGTAACAATGGAAATTGTTCAACCGTCATCATTTTGGAATGTTCATTCGGTTTGACAGCATACAATGGATCATCATCCAACATGGTGTACATTGGAGTATGCAAACAATCAGTTTTGCCACAATATCGCTTCTTTTTTTTATCAGAAGACACAATCACATCACATTCGATTCGCTGTTTCGTACGTTGATATAATTTCCTTCCGATAGGACACATTCTTCCTTTTTTATCTTTAATAATAATTTCTTTCGGTGTAATCGCATGAACTGTCGCTAATGTACCATTACACCATCCTTGTTGAACATCGATATTAGAAGTTAACATACATTTAGCTCCGATACATATATCTAATGTATGATAACAATGATGTTGATCTTTAAAAAATTGAGTTTCTTCCTCTGTTGTCAAGGTTGATGTAATGATACTGACAAGGGATACGATTTCTTGATGCTCTTTTTCAACCATGGTTTCCAAACCACGTTTATTAAATTCTTCTGCTTCGATATTAGATAAAAACAAATGCGTCGTTGCATCTGTAGGATGTCGTAATAGTGACATTATTTTTTCCTTGTCACTTTTTACTAACTTTCCTGTACGAACATGAGATAAAAACGTTTGAAATTCAGGTTCCGTTTGTCTCATAATAGTCGTTAATTCATGTTGTTCAGTAATGGTATACCATGCATTTGAATAAAAACAAAAATCGTCATTAATAGGAGGTAATTGCGCAAAATCACCAAAAAAAACCACTTTAAAATTTCCAAAGGGAGACGAACGATCCGATGGATCAACATATTCATCAGTAGAAGCATACGTACGTAATTGTGTTTCAAACAAATCAAATATTTTTTTACCCAACATACTACATTCATCGACAATAAATACGGTATCCAATGTAGGTTTGATGACTTTTAATCGTAGTCGACACAAAAAACTATGAACCGTCATCCCATCAATATGATGAGCCGAAATACCAGTAGAAGATAAGGTCAGATACGGTCTGTTTTTTTTCTTACAATCTTCTTGAATATAATGAATTAAAAAACTTTTACCCGTTCCTGCAGGACCAGAGATAAAGACTCGAGCATGTTCTTCATACGCATGAAATGCACGTTCTTGATCAGGTGTTAACATTTCTATACCACAACATATGTTAGTAATATGATAACTGGAATGACTTTCATTTTTCGATACAAGTAACGTCATCTAATAATCTGATATTTTTGACACGGGTTTGGGTCCGTACTTATTCTGCTTTTCTAAAAAGCATAAAAGCAGAATTTAACCTAAATGAACCACGATAATTATTTAATAAAAAATCAAAAAGCAGAATAAGTACAGGCCTACACGGGTTTCGTTTTGTGAAAAAAAAAGTCGTAAAAAATCACATCTTTTTCACTCTATTTATATGCTATAACAGAATAATAGTAGTATTTATATTATTTATTCAGTGAATATACTGAATAAATAATTATGTTAATTAACATTCTGTTATAGTACGTTTTGGGGGTAAGGCCTTTTCACAAAAGGCCTTGTAAAAAATGAAAAGAAAAATCAAAACGTACCTATGCTATACGTATACGTTTTTACCATGACGGAAACAACTCAAGACATTCAGAAATCCCTTCATCATTTTCAATTTCATATGTTATCGTCAGATGAGTTAATCCGTGGTTCTGCTGCAGAAATTAAAGAATCGAAAACATTATTTGGTGAAGGATGTGTGTATGATGACCGATTAGGTCCTGCCGATCCAACAAAGAGTTGTGGTACCTGTAAAGAATCGTATATGAATTGTCCAGGTCATTTTGGTCATATCATGCTCCAGGTACCGATTTTACATCCTATGTTGTTAAATGAAGTCTTATCCTTTTTACGTGTCATGTGTTTGGATTGTCATTTACCTATTTTAAGTACCGAACATTTACGATTGTTACGTTCGTATCAAAAAAAAGGAAATTACAAGTTGATTTCGATCTTGTCAAAAAAATTTCCTATTTGTGTTCATTGTAAACATAACCAACCAACCTATAGCCTATCGGATGGAAAAATTTATTATTATTATAAAGTAAAAACCAATCGGATTCAATTAACCACTTCGGAAATTTATAATATGTTTCGTGATATTCGAAAATCCGATATGAAATTATTGGGTTTTACTGAACAAAAACATCCCATTCATTTGGTGTTGCGAGCGTTACCCGTCTGTCCTCCCGTCACTCGTCCGTATGTGACCATGGAAACTGGAATTTGTGATGATGACATTACATCCAAATACATTGATATTATTAAATGCAATAAAATGTTGGAAAAAGAAAAATCAGAAGCACGTCGTAAACCATTAATTCAAACACTTGAATTTCATATTGCAACATTATTTGATAATTCAAAAGGAAAAGCTCGTCAAATTAATGGAAGACCATTAAAAGGCGTACGTGAACGTATTAATGGGAAAAATGGTCGGATTCGTAATAATATGATGGGAAAACGTGTGGATTTTTGTGGTCGTACTGTCATTGGTGCCGATCCATCACTAGAATTAAATCAAGTGGGATTTCCACAAGAATTCGCATCGAATTTAACCATTCCTGAGACAGTAAATCGTTATAATTTTGATTATTTAAATAAATTAGTTCAAGATGGAAAAGCAAATTATTTATTACGAGGTGACAAAACGTTTAATTTAAAATATGCGTTACAAAAAAATTATGAAAAAGGTCCTAATGATAAAGTAAAAGTAAAATATTATAAAAAGAATTTCTCAACCGGTGAACGAGAACTTCATTGGAGATGGGATTATATTTCTACGATAGAAATGTTAACCAAGAAACCATTTGTACCAAAACAAGGTGACATTGTATTTAATAATGAACTCGGAGAATACATTGATCACTTTCCTACTACGGAAAAAAAAGTATTTCAATTAGAATATGGTGATGTTGTCGAACGTCATGTACGTGACGGGGATCGTGTCTTATTAAATCGTCAACCCACATTACATAAAGGTAGTATTTTGGCCCCCAAAATTAAAATTTTACCTGGAAAAACATTGCGACTGCCGATTAGTATCTGTCAATCCTTCAATGCAGATTTTGATGGTGATGAAATGAATATTCATGTACCTCAATCTACGGATACTCGAGCTGAAGCAGAAATGTTAGTCGCTACTGAAAAAAACATTACTACTAGTCAATTTCCTCGTCCGATTGTGAAAATTTGCCAAGACAATTTAACTGCTGGTTATTTAATGACATTAGGTGATGCACCAGGTGAATCTGTACCCATTGAAGTATTTATTTTTAATGATGCACTCATGCGAGTCAATTACGAATTTGATGAAATTGAAGATCGAATGAATCATATTAAACGGGTCTTGTTAGAAATGAATGAAGTCAAAGATGAAGCCGAAGCAGAACGCCGATTGTACACGGGATATGGTCTTTTTTCCATGTTGTTACCAAAAACATTATCCGTTACCATTCACAATAAACTACGTACTGGTCCCAATGGTGAAAAAGAACCAGTAGTCATTCATAAAGGTGTAATGATTCGTGGTACTATTGATGCGACTGTATTGGGTAGTAAATCAAATAGTTTGGTTCATATTATTTTTAAAGATTATTCGGGTGAAGAATCATGTACTTTTGTATCTCATTATCAATTTATTACTGATTTTTGGTTGATGCATCGTGGATTTAGTGTGGGTATTGCGGATTGTATGGCGTTACCATTAAGTGCATATGGTAGTAAACCACGACCCAAAGGTTCACGTAAACAAGAAGAATTTCATTCCGTTGACCCTGAAGTCAAGGCAGAATTAGCCAAAGCATATACCAATGTCCGAGCAATTATGTTATCGGAAAAAAATCCAGCATTATGTGAATTAAAAATTAATAATGCCTTGAATAATGTTCGTGATTTGGGCGCTAGTATTGCGAAAAAGAATTTAGCCCCGGATAACGCCATGAAAGCTATGATTGAGAGTGGTTCCAAGGGCAATATTGTTAATATTTCTCAAGTCATTGGTTTACTTGGACAACAAAACGTAGGTGGAAAACGTATTGAAAAATTATTTCGAGGGCGAACATTTCCTCATTTTACTCGTAATTCATATAGTTCTTCTACCCCCGATTATTTAAATCCGGCACTACCAGAAGAACGGCAATACGAAGATTTAAAAAATATGTTGTCGAGTCGTGGTTTCATTGTAAATAGTTATATTAAGGGATTGACACCAATTGAATTTTTTACCCATCAACAAGGTGGACGAGAAGGATTGTTGTCTACTGCGATTTCAACGAGTACTACGGGTTACTTGCAACGACGTATTGTAAAAACCATGGAAGATGTTTCATGTAGTTACTTGAATACCATTGTAAATCAAAAAGGTAAGGTCATTCAATTTGCATATGGTGATGATGGATTGGATTTAGCGAAAATGGTATACGTAAAAGGTAATTTATCTTTTATTGATATTGATCGACGGGTACAACAATTAAACAATGAATTAGAAGATAAGGGAAAAGGTAAGTAAACACAACTTTTCATTCTATTTATTTGCTATAATATAATAATAGTATTTATTCAGTGAATATACTGAATAAACCATTACTATTAATTTATATTTATATTCTGTTATAGCAAGTAAAATTAAGTTATAAGACGATGATTATTAATTATTTCAATTAATAATATACGTAAAATCAATTATAATTATATACTATTTGTAAATACACTCAATATTATTAGAAAATAAAAACGGTCGACAAAGTAAAATCTTTACATGATTAGTTACTTTATCGTGGAACATAATGTTGATAAATACTTTTCTGTATTCTCTTTACGTCTTGTAAATAGATCATTTCAATTTTGATAGATACTTTTCTGTATTCTCTTCTACGTCTTGTAAATAGATCATATCAATTTTTATAAATGCTTTTAGTAAACGAATTTCTTTGGATAATAATATTTCTTGAGAGGAAAGCGGTGCCTTTCGTAAAATATTAATAATTATTTCAATTCTTTCATGAGATTGTTTATATATGGTACTTAGTAATACTTCAATATCTTTACAGTTGACTTTTTTATATAATATATTTATTGTTGTATAAGGAAAACGATGAATTAGTTCTTGTAAATGACTTGGTAATCGTTTTGAACAACATAAATAGTAATAATACCACATACTTTATAGTCTGTATGTATATTTAAATATATTTCTATTATTTTTATACATATTATATTATGTTTTACAAGGTCTTTTGTGAAAAGGCTGTGAATTATATAGATTTATTCAACTAAGTTTTACCTTATCGACCGTTTTTAATAAAATATTATTTTTAATTATTTTTTAAATATTTTAATTAAAAATATACGTAAAAACACTACACACAATTATATAATATTTATAAATATAATCAAAAATACAAGAAAAATAAAAACGATCGACAAGGTAAAAATTATGCTTTTTATTACTAAGTAAGGACACATTTATGAGTGTAATGTAAGACTTTTATAAAAATGTCTTGCGATAGTCAATTAGTTTAGTTTATTAGCATGAATTCACCGTCTTATCACTCAATTTTATTTGCTATAACAGTTTGTAGTATTAATTTTACTATTTATTCAGTGAATATACTGAATAAATGTATTATAACACCATTAATTCTGTTACAGTAACATTTTTGGTACGGGTTTTTGTGAAAAAACCGTGTATGAATTATATAAGAGTTAATTAATCTTCCCATAATAAGTTTTTTACTAGTATTTCCTTTGATACAACTTTTTTTATTAAATTATAATATAAATTTAAATTAGGTCCACATTCTGTCATAAAAAACGAATTCTTTTTCATATAAAGAGCAGATTTAATAACAAATAATTCTGCACGATTAGTTTCTTCATTAAATTGTGGTGATAACCTTTCTAATAAGATAGCATTTAAAAAATACATCATAACATATCCACTATGATGAATCAAGGAAAAAAGAAAAGATCTAGTACAAGAAAAAAAATCCATCATAATAACATGTAAACACAAAAACATCTTAAACAAGTAATGATTATATAATCGTATTATTTTTTTAGTAGGGTCTGTATGTCCTACAAAAAGTGGTATTTAGACCATTATCCTTATTTATACGAAATTTACTACCATATTATTCTACCGGAACGACATAAACTTACACCTACTCAAGCATCTACATTAACTTTTTCTGAATTTTGTCAATTAAGTTATTCGAAACATGGAGCAAGAGCCGTTTGAAAGCGATTACTTTGTAGAAGAAGACGATTTTATTTTTTCTTCAAAAAGTCACTATCAACAAATGGAAGAACATATTATTAGTGTTCATTGGAAAATCAAAGACTTTTTATATGAAACGGGTGAATATGATTTATTATCCTATTTTACCTATGATGATATGAAAGAATGTTTATATAGTAGACCATATTATTTATCCATTACGAATCCAGATGAACATCCATTATAAATGATAAACAAATTATTTCATAATAATCTTATTATGAAAGTAACATTTATATCACCGTCTTATCACTCAATTTTATTTGCTATAACAGTTTTTATTATTAATTTTTACTATTTATTCAGTGAATATACTGAGTACATTTATTGTAACATTTTTGGTACGGGTTTTTGTGAAAAAGCCGTGATTATATTCCCTATGATAACAATGGTAGTAGTGCAGTAAATAATTGTTCAAGGACATTCACGCTCATGCTATTACCAATTTGTTTTTTAAATTGCCTATCACTTACGACTTGTTTAAAATCAATCGGAAATCCTTGTAATGCTAAACATTCTCTACACGTTGCTTTACGTTGATATGGAACACACCATGTATTTCCTTGTGTAGTAATACATGGACACAAACGATCTGATTTTGGAAAAGTAGATTGCGTGAATCCAATATCAATAAAACAAGACTCTTTTGGTATATATCGTAATGTTTTTGCTCGTTTGATAAAATCGGGAATCGGTTGGGACTCTGTGTCTGTGTGATCAATATAATCAGTCAATTTATTCATAGGAATCGGTTCCGGCCATGTGAATGTATATCCTTTTTTTAGTACAGTAGAACGTATGGCGACGATATACAATCGTTCTCGTTGTTGCGGAATCCCATACTCTTTCGTATTTAGGATCTTCCATTCGACATGATAGGATAATTTTCGTAACTCATGCTGTATGGTTTCAAAGGTATCACCATCATCAATAGTAAGAAGTCCTTTGACATTTTCTAATAGTACGCATGTTGGTTTGGTATAACGAATCACATCTAAACAATACCAAAATAAATGCCCTCGACCTTTATCATCTTCTACCCCTTGTCTTTTTCCTGCATATGAAAAGGGTTGGCATGGAAATCCACATACATAAAGATCAACATGAGGTAAAGATCGAGGATCTCTGGTAGTAATATCAGTATCCAATCGTTCCAATTGATAATTTGCTCGTAAGGTTTCTATGCAATAGGGATCTTTTTCACAAGAAAATCGGTGTCGAAAAGGAATACCTAATTGTAGTAAAGCTTGTATGGGGGCATCAATACCACTACAATCGGTTCCAATTGTTATCATCGTACTAGTATAAAAAGATTTTAATATTGAATTTATTATTATTATTATAATAATAAATATGTTTGGATCTATCCTACGTTCTACATATCGATATCCTTGTGCCATCATTCGTCATATGTCATCAATACCCTATGTATACTTATATGATACTACATTACGTGATGGATTACAAACGGCAGGATTATCAGCAACATTATCACAAAAACAAGCATATATGAAAATGATTCAACCCTATCACTTTGATTTTCAAGAAATTGGTATGGTGGGTGATCTACATGATAAAGAATTATCTTTATCACGTTATTCACGTGGATGGTTTTTATGTTTACCAACACCCTATTATATAACACTTGCAACACGACTTGGTATTTCACGTTTACAATTTGTCATAAAAGCAGACACAGATCATATTCTTCACGTGATACGTAAAGAACCATATCAGTACATATTCGATTGTATTACTGTAATCAAACAACGAAAGATACATCACACCATTTGTGCGTTAGAACATTTTTTTGATGGTTATAAAAAAAATAAACAGTTTGCATTGAATATAATAACTCAATTATCTCCTTGTTGTTCATGGATTGTACTTGCCGATACAAATGGTGGTACATTATCTCATGAAATAAAAGATATCCTTGAAGCAGTACGTACGGTTATTCCATTATCTCGTATTGGAATTCATGCTCATAATGATATTGATCTTGCTGTGTCAAATTCAATTACTGCTGTTCAAACTGGAGTACGAATGGTACAAGGAACATGGAACGGAATGGGTGAACGTTGTGGGAATGCAAATCTAATTAGTGTTGCATGTACATTACAATTAAAAGTAAAATATACTACATGTTTATCTTCTCGTATGAATACCTTAACGGATACATCAGACAAGATTATTTCATTATTTGGTAATCGGGTAATTGATCATTATTATGCATATGTAGGAAAATACGCATTTACTCATAAAGCAGGATTACATATTCAAGCAGTACAAAAAAATAGTTCATTATATGAACATATTTCACCATCCCTAGTTGGTAATAAAAATAAAATGTTGTTTTCCGAATCTATTAGTCGTGCTTCATTAGTGTCAATACTGGGTATAGTCCCTGATGTATTATTTTTACCGATTGCAAAACAGATTATTCATTCCACTCCAGTTAACAAACACACTAGAAAAATAAAAGAAGCATATCAATTATTTTTGAATCAAAACAAGAATAAATAAAAAATAAATAATAAAATAACATGATGTTATAAATGAAAATACTATCACGTACCTCATCATCACGTAAATCATCATCACGTAAAAAATCATCACATAAAGAAACATATTATTTTTCAAGAAAACATGTAAAAGATACGATTACTACGATAAATGATAAAGAATATATAAATCATGTCATTATACCATTATATCGTACACCAAGTATGTCCGAAGAAATTGTAGGATATTATAGTTCTTATAATATTCATACAATGACTGATACATCATGTAAAAGAATGATTGAAGCAACATTTACTACACCAAATGGTACCATACTTGCAAAATCGAATGAACATACTATGGATAGTACAGATAAGTGTCATCTTATTAATTCTGCAGGAAAGCGTATGCATTTTGAATCAATTTTGGGGTCTACTTTTTACAAAACATCTACCATCGTAGTTGATATCCTTTCAACATATCATCGTAAAGTCACTATATCTACATAATTATTTTTATAATAATGAATTATAAAAATGATATAAACAATACACGACAGGTAAAGATAATATGGTATCGATGATGACAATAGCATATATTAGTTTGGGTATACTAGGTTTATTTTTAGTATTAATGATTATCATGATTGTTGTATCGGTTTTGTTATTGAAAAAATTAAAAAGTAATCCATCATCTCTTTTACCTCCGATGGATAACAATATAGTACAACTATCACTTATGGGTGAAGAAAAGAAAACCGAACGTTCCAAAAGTAAATCGGTTCGTATGCTGCCTTCTTCCACTGAATCCGTACATCTACCTACTCCCAAAAAAATAATAACGAAATCAGAAAAAAGAAAATCACGATTCTCAAATGTATTAGATAAATTATAATAATTGTTTTTTCATACTGTCTATGAAGAAAGAACTCTGTTTTTATTTTTTTATTTTATTTTGAAACTATTTTCTCTTCCATTTCATTTAACCATTTCTTTGATTGTTCGGTTAAAATATCCGTGTCTCGTAATGGTTCCATTTGGTGTAATACTGATTCAATTAAACGATTGCAAAAAATATGTTTTTTTGACTTATCCGTACATGTTGTAATTCGTTTATAAACGGCCTCAATAAGTAAATCAATTGTTGTATATAAATACGTATCTACTAACTCGAGTACTTCATCATTTGATGTTTCTGCAGGAGCATAAATCATAGTACATAATTCATCGGGACTAATTTCCATATCTTATCTTGTATTAATTTTTTAATTTTTATTTTTTTAAATAAAAATAAAAGACCCTTTATTAAAAAATAAAAAAAAGGTTACTGTTTTATTTCAAGGCCTTACCCCAAAACTTGCTATAATATAATTTTTAGTAATAGTAATTGATTATTCAGTGAAATATAATAAGTACGTTTTGCGATAGGACTTTTATTAAATAGAAGCAATATCAATCGGTAATTCATTAATTTGTGTTGAATAATACGATTGAATTTCCTGCATAGTTTTCATGGTTTCATTCGTAATAAAATTAATCGCAACTCCTTTTCGTCCAAATCGACCCGAACGACCAATCCGATGAATATAATTTTCTACCTTGACAGGAATATCATAATTAAATACCATGGATACTTGTTGGACATCAATACCTCGTCCAAGAATATCTGTTGAAATCAATACCCGTGTCATACCAATACGAAATTGACGCATCACATGGTCACGCTGTGGTTGATCGAGTTCCGAATGAAACGGGGAGACAGAAAATCCTTTCTCATTCATTTGTTCCGCTAACCACTCTACTGTTCGTCGGGTATTACAAAAAATAATGGCTTGATTAATGTTAATTTGTTCATACAAATCAAACAACGTCGTGATTTTCCAATCTTCTTGTTCTACATTGACGTAATATTGTCGAATACCTTCTAATGTAATCTCATCTCGTTTTACAAAAATACGAGTCGGGGATTGTAAAAATTGTTCCGTCAAGTGAATCATCTCTTCTTTCATGGTAGCAGAAAATAAAATAAATTGACAGGTAGATGGCATCCACTCAAAGATTAATCGGATTTGTTCCTTAAATCCAATCGATAGCATTTCATCCGCCTCATCCAATACCACACTAACCATTGCATCTGGTTTTAAAATCCCTCGTTCTAATACATCATAAATACGACCTGGTGTACCTACCAAGATCTGACATGGACCACGTAATGCTTTTATATCTTCACCAATGGACTTGCCACCAACGCTTAAATGACAATGAATGTTCATATAATCACTTAATGATACCATGACACGATGGATTTGATGTGATAATTCACGTGTCGGTGCCATAATTAATGCCTGGCATTCCGATTTGGATTCATTGATGCGTTGTAATACCCCTATCGTAAACGTAGCTGTTTTACCTGTACCAGATTGCGCTTGAGCAATAATATCACCACCCTTTGTAATCGGTACAATTGCTTTGGATTGAATAATGGATGGTTTTTCGAAACCATAACCATAAATACCACGTAAAACCGATTCTTTTAATTCCATATGGTCAAACGAAGCATAGGATTCGATTTCATCAGCCATTTTTTTATTTTTATATTAGTTAATAGAAGGGTTTTAAAACATAATTATAGAGTAAACTGGTTTTATAGTATGATACTATAAAACTACTTGATAAGATTTATATTTTATTTCATACCTTTTACCTTGCTTGCTTCATGACTCGTATATTCTTTATACATACTATATAACGAACCGCTGTTTTGTTCTTCGATAAATCCTGTCATTTTCTCTACCGTTACAATATTTGTCTCACGATCTTCCGTATGCCACAAATGTGCTTTCCGTAACACATAAAACAATGTTGGATGTAACATAGTATACAATTTCTTAATAAATCGTCGCACATACATTCGATGTAGGTACGTAATCATCGATTTGATACTGGTTTCAATCGCTTCTGTATTCACATGAGGAAACATTTTCGTAAACAATTCTTTTTCATCCTCTTTCGTACGAATACGAAAGTATGCCATGTTAATATCCGGTTCCGATCCTCGCACCGTTTTGTATCGTGAATACAAGGAATGAATGATTTTTAATGTACGTTGATCTGGTAACATTACCATGACACCTTGATATTCAAATGGATCAAGACTTTCTACATAGGTTTCAAGTTCCTTGACCGTTGTAACTTGTACTTTATGAGGAAACGGAATCGCTAACGGGTTTTCCTTCAAACGAATACCATCACGAAAACATCCTCCAAAAAATAATGTCGGATGATCAGGCGTACGACATACAATTTTTGTATCAACATTCGTACGCAGTAAAAATGTGTATACCAGAGAACGATCCAAGGTATGACAAAACACATCAAATAAATGTTCTGGATCATAATCTAACGTACCTTTTCCTGCCCCTTCCGAGAAAAAATATTGTAATGCATCCACAAACAATTCACCAAATGTTTTTACTGAAGACCATCGACTATCAAACGCATTTAATCGTTTAAAGGTACTTACGTTCCAATGATTGTCATGAAAAAACATTCGCAACAAGGTACCTTCTTCCGCCCGATATACTAGACAGTTTGACAAATCAGATAATAATGGTTCATACGTATCATGTTGATCTACGGTATATTCGGGAGTGTATCCAAAAGTAGATACAATTGTATCAAAATGTTCATCGGTAATGACACCACGAGTATTTTTAATATGTTTGTCGGTTTCAGTAGTGACATTCCCTTCATAATGAAGTAATGTTAATTTATCCGTTTGATCTTCAATAGCAATAGACATTGATCAACGTTTCTTATTTATAGTAACCTGTTTAACTTAATTTTCATTTTTTATAAAAAATAAAAAATGATTGTCCTATTATCGTGTGGAATAATATAGTTTATTCACCGTCTTATCACTCAATTTTATTTGCTATAACAGTTTTTAGTAGTACTTTACTATTTATTCAGTAAATATAGTGAGTAAATGTTATAGTAACATTTTTGGTACGGGTTTTTGTGAAAAAGCCGTGAGTTTATTTTCTTGTCAATTCATATTTTTTTCGTAATTCACGTATTTGATACAAGGTTAAATTGTATTTCGGCATCAGTTCCAAAATCTTCATACCATTTTTACTATCTGTGATAAAATCATCTATCACAAAACATTCCGGTAATATTTTTGCTTCTTTTTGTTCTTCTTCGGTTCCACGTAATAAGAGACCAAATTGAGTTTTTTTGGGACCAGTCGGTTTTTTAGGACCTCGTTTAAAGACTTTTGGTTTAATATTGTAATCGTCCATAATTTTATACAAAATATATTTAGTAATATCAAACATCGTTATGATTTCAGATGAGGTTAATTGATTTTCCTCGATAAGTGATACAATGTTACAAATATTCTCTTTCGACACTTTCTTTGCTTCCTTCTTCATGTCTATCTACTTACTTTATTATCTTTAACAATTATTTTTTTTCTTTTTTTTCTTTTTTTTCTT